CACCACGTGTTTCGCCAACTCGTCGAGGGTCGGTGTTCCCCTGAGTCGGCCACGGCGCCATTCGTCCATGCTCATCTCGCCTCCATGATCGGCGCGTACAGCCACGCCCACATCTCGTGGCACTCTTCGCACTTAGACAAAAAACACCTCCTCATTGCTTACATCACTGATACCCCCCGGCCAATTGACCGTCAATAGGCCAAGGGAAGAAACTCGAAGCAGTTGGCCGAAGTCGCCGGCTACCGCGTACACAAACCCGTCCGAGTCCGTTACGTCCCCCTTCGACACCAACTGGACCATGTCCGGTGCGGCGGAGGTCCAAGTGAAGCGGCCCCCCGTGGAGTCGTACGACCAGCGTAGGGCGTTGAGAGCGCTAAGTGGAAGCTCCTCCACCAACGACCACTTCAGCGCGGTAAGTAGTTCCGCACCCGCGAGTAGGCGGGTACCTAGCTCCAGTACCTCCCCGGTCTCCAGGTCCGCGTACTCCAAGGACACCTGCCAGCCGTCGTCGCACTGGGGACCCCGCACGCCGCTGCGGTGGGTCGTCCCCACAGGGTACGCGGAAATGCGCCTCAAGTACACGATAGGCCCAATAGTTCTGCTTGCTGCAAGAACTCTTCCCGAGCGTCGTTGATGGTCCATGGCTCAATCTCCACGCCGAGGGGCAGGAACGGAAGGTTCCAATCCTCGGGAGGCTCCACCATAAGCTGCTGGGATTCGTCATGCAAGATACGGATGTCCAGGGTCTTGATGAAGGGACAACAAAGCCGGTCCAAGCCGAACTTTCGAGCAATTACCTGCGCGGCAACTTCCTCCATTGCTCGGTACCGAGGGAGACGGGCCTTGATCGGGTTAGGGAGGTCAACCAAGTAGGCCTCGGTTGCGTCGTGAAGGAGTCCCCGCAAGGCCACGGTGCGGTCTTCAGACAACTCCAGGGCCACCCGGGAGATCAAAACGCTGTGTTGGGCCACCGAGTAGTGCCACATGGAGTGCCCGGCGTATCGACACTGCATGGACAGTGCCCAGGCGATGTCAAAGAGATCAACCGTGTCCTCGGTCAGGTCCCAAGGGACTACCTTCTTGCCCATGCGGGTCTGCATCCATTCAGCCAAGTGCCCTCCGAAGCAGGTCGATTCCCGCCTGCGCGCGGTGGTCTGTTGTACCGAGCAGGTCCAGGTAGTCCTGCACGCGCTGCCGTATGGTCGTGCCACTTGAAGACCGGTCGTAGCCCAGGTAGACGTAGTCCGCCAGGTCTTGGAAGACCTTCTCTGCCTCCGGGGGTAGATCAAACTCCATCAAAACCCCCAAGCGACGTCTACGTATTCGCTGAATCGGGTGATCCGGGAAGCCAAGACCTCCTCGGCGAGGCCCCACAACTCGTACAAGGAGACCTCCTCCTCTTCGTGCATGGCGATGTACAGGTTCGCAAGTTCCCGGGCGTCACGCTCGTGAAAGCACAGTTCGTCCTCGAAGAACGCTCGAACCTTCCAATAATCAATATTCATTCTGCTCCTTTTGTGACGAGGGTTTGGGCCACGGTGATGGCCGCTGCTACGAATCGAGAGTGATCCGGGGCGGTGTCGGTGGGCGGGAACGGGTCCGTATCCGAAGTCGAAGGTTTCGCTACTCATTGTCACGCTCCTTTGTGCTGGGAAGATACCCACCCAACGTTTTTCGTCAAGGGGGGATACGTAAATAGTGGAGGCAGCCCTTGGTCACACTCCTTCGATATGTAGCAATCTTCGCGCTCCTGCTCCCTCCCTGGGGGACCAAGGCCCGATACCTGGCGCTGATGCTACTCTCCGGCTGTGTGGTTGGCTCCCACAACAACATCGAAATTGATAACTACGTGGTAGTAGAAGTCAAGGGCGTTGAGGTATCGGTGGAGATCTGCGACGAAGACACGGGAGACACAGGCGAGCCTTGGTGGTGTGATCCAGAACCACCGAACCTGTTGGGGCTCTAATTGTCTACGATCCTCGCGGTGGACGCGCCCACGTACATTGTCCTCGCCGCCGATCTGCGGTACACGAAGCACACTGGCCCAACGTTCGTGGGGTCCTCCAAGGTCTTCCAGGTGACGGAGGATGCCTACATCTCCTACACCGGCGCCGCCTACTGGGACGCCTGGGTGATGAACCTGGTGGAGAACGCTCCGAAGCGCTTGGCGGACATCCCGATCCCGGAAAAGTACATGTGGGAGGTGGACGCAGAGGCCGCGCGTGACATGAAGTGGTTCTTTGATCGCCGACCCGAGACGGACTTCGACATTGACCCCCCGACGGTGGTAATCGCCACTCCTCGCGGTATCTTCCTGATGGACGCCTGCACCATTGTCAAGGTTCAAACCTACCAAATCGGGGAGTTGGAACTGGCTGTGGTGGGTGAGGGGTCCGGTGGAGAGTTGGCGAAGGGGGCGTTCTCCGGTGCCTTGTTTGGGCTAGGGGAGGACTTTCTCCAAAGCTCGGATTTCTTGATTAGTGCCGTGGAGCAGGCTATTCGAATTGCAGCGCTGTCAGACCCACACACAGGTGGCGGAATCAGCATTCGCATGTTCCCCAAGGTGATGGATCCAAGTAGGACGATCATCGTGGACCCATCGGACGAGGAAGTTCATTAGGAGAAACCCATGGTACAGGCAATCATTGCAGGAGGAGTCACGGCGGCCATTGGCCTAGCGATCGGGTCCCTCGTCATGAACGCAGTGATCTTGACCTCGGACGGCATGATCCTGGTGGCCCTTCTAACTCTGCTGGGAAGTACCGTTGCAACCTGGCACGTGGCCAAGTCGGGCTGGGCGCCGCCCGAACCAACCGCAACGGAGCGGAGAATGCTCCCCTGGGCGATCCTGTCGGGCATTGTCATTCAGTTGGCCTGCTACCCACTCACGGCGGCGGGGTACGCGGCGATCGTGCCCACCTCAACGCTACTGACCCTGGGCATTCTGTTTCCGATCTCCGAAGAGGTGTTTTTCCGGGGGTGGTTGTGGAAGAAGATGCCCTGGCCGGCGGTCACCACCACGTTCCTGTTTGCGCTCTCACACGTGCCCATGTGGGGCTGGGCTAGGGCGTCCCTACTGATTATCCCAGCCATTGCGTTCGCTCTTTGGCGGAAGCGATCTGGTGGCGTTTTCGCAGGCATCGCCGCACACGTGGCCTTCAATCTGACGGGTCTGTTGATCCCGTAGTGTGTTAGTTTCGAGGCATGCGATTGACTAAGCGCCTCGACGCGATTTACAACACCCTCACCAAGCTCGGCGCGGGGAAGGACGTATCCTTCTCGGTGTCCAACACAAGCCTGCTTTCCTTCCAAGACCTGCAGGAAATCTACCGAAACACCGGCTACGCTAAGCGCGCGGTGAACTTGCCGGTGGATGACGCCCTGCGCCAGGGGTACTCCATCGTCGGGGGAGACGGGAAGGCGGACCAGGAGATCGAGGGCAAGTGGCGGAAGGAGGCCCGTCGGCTGAACGTAGACGCCACCATCGCCCAGGCCATGAAGTGGTCTCGTGCGTTCGGCGCGGCGTATATTCTTCTGGTCACCAAGGACAGCGGCGCCGTAGATCGGCCGCTCCATTTGACCTCACTGGATTCTGTGGTGCAATTGGTTGCACTATCTCCGAATCAGTGCACTCCCCAGCACTTCTCACTGTTGGCCACGGCGAACAACGCAAACTTCCTACAGCCGACGTATTACCAGCTGACTCTGCCACTGCAGATCCAGCAGAAGCTGAAAGGTATCCCCAGCAAGTGGACGAGCGCCTTCGCCGGCAACAAAGAAGTCCACCACAGTCGGTTGATCCGCATCACCGGCGAGGACCTGCTGGATATTGAGCGAATGTCCTCGGATATCGAGGGCGACTCTATCATTCAGTCCATTTTCCGGGAACTCTCCCAGCTGGTTGGCACAGACAACGCTGCGGCGGTTCTGGCTTCTGAAATGAAGCAGGATGTCGTGAAGATCCCCGCGCTGGAAAGCATCGCGGTCAGTGACGCCGCAGCGGCGTTCGAAGATCGAATGGGCCTGATGCGGCGGGGTAAGTCGCTGCTGAACATGATCATCCTGGGCCGGGACGAAGAGTTCTTCAGTCGCCAGGCTAATGTGGCCGGGTTCCGGGATCTGGGGCAGCAGGCAAAGGACGCCTTCGTGGCCGTGACGGGCGTCCCCGAGGCGATCTTCTTCGGGAAGTCCTCTTCGGGGCTCTCCGGAGAGCCGGGCGTGGAGTCGGATACGTACACCTCGCTGCTGTCCACACTGTGGGTACAGAAGCTGGGGCCGACGTACGATCGAGTGCTCGAAGTGCTGAAGGCGCAGAAGTCTGGCCCATTCAAGTCCGCAGATGACGACCACATCATCACGTACAAGCCCCTTCGAGAGGAGTCTGTAAAGGACGCGACCGCTCGTCGGTTGATCCAGGCCCAGGTGGATACCATTTACGCAGGGGCGGGTATCCTGCCCGTGGAGTACATCCAAGAGCGATTCAAGGGGCCTGGCGGGTGGTTGGACACACTACCCCCGTATGACCCCAAAAAGTGGCCGCTTCCGGAGCCGGAAGTGGAGGAGCCACCCCAGGCCTTTGGGGAGTCCGAGAGCCCAAACAAGGAAGGAAAAGGCGCCCCGGGGCAGATTCAAAAGGCGCCCGGTGAAGTAGGTACCCCCACAAAGGGAACACAGGGAGTGGACCCGAGAGCCAGCGCGCAAAACACCGGTGAATAGTTCCGCGTTACAGGGGCAGTGATGGATCCAATTTTCAGAACAGACCGTGTGTCTGCAAACCTATCCACTCCAGTGGAGGGTCCCGCCGGAGCACTGCTGGTGGAGGGCTTCGCCGCCCGTCCGGGGATCTACGTTTACATGAATGCAGACGGGACCACTCGCCGGGAACTCGTACCCCGTGACGCTCTCTGGTCTGCGGACTCCATCCTGACCTTGGGGCGTGCACCCCTCACCTTGGACCACCCCGGCGACCTGGTGACCGAAGACAACGTGGGCTCGCTAAGTGTCGGGGATGTCTCTGGGGAGATCATCGAAGGCCCTGGCGGGTTTGTGCGCGTTAAGCTGGCCGTTCGTACCCGCGAGGCCAAGGACGCTTTGCAGTCTGGTAAGGTGGAACTCTCACCCGGGTACCTGGTTACACTGGACGAGACTGCAGGCACAGACCCCGAGTTTGGGGACTACGACGCAGTCCAGACCGGGCGGGACTACAACCACCTGGCGATCGTGGATCGAGCACGCGGCGGCACCCAAATGCGGGTGGCAATGGACTCGGCGCAAATGATTGACCCCATCACTTTCGAGGACAACAGCATGGACGAAGAGATCGAGGAAGAAGTCAACGAGGGCGCCGAGGAAGAAGAGGAAGCCAAGGACTCCGAAGAAGAGGAAGAAGAGGAAGCCAAGGACTCCGAAGAAGAGGAAGAAGAGGAAGAGGAAGAAGAGGAAGAGGAAGCCAAGGACTCCGAAGAAGAGGAAGAAGAGGAGGAAGAGGAAGCCGCAAAGGCAGACTCCATTCCGCAATGGGCGACCTCCCTGATCGAGGACGTTGCAGCCATCAAGACTGCGCTGCAGCCCAAGAAAAATGACTCGCGAATCGACACGGATCGTATCGCGTGGTACAATGATCGCGTAGGACTTCAGGCTCGACTGGATGCGTTGAGTGGGGATGTTGCCGACGATGCAACCAACCTGGACATGGCGAAGGCCATTTTGAAGGAGTTGGACATTGCGAGCATTCCGGACGCTGCGGCGATCCAAACAGCCTTGAAGGTACCAACCAACTTGAGTTTCGCGGCAGACGCCGGTGAAGATACCGGGTTCTCGTCAGCCAAGTCACCATACGGACAGGGATAGCAGCCACAGGAGCCTTTCAGAATGCCAGGTTTTTACCAGCAGTACAACGAAGTGAACACCCGTCGGCAGGAGGCATACGAAGGTGTGCCGCTCCACGGTAATCGCTACGAGACTCGGGATGCCATCAACGCCAACCCTGTTCTCGCCCACATCATCACCTTCACGCCGACTTTCGCTGCGGCGGAGGAAACCTACGGGTACACGATCGCAAGTGTGGCGAACCCCACGGAGGCGCACACCTTCTCCGTGACCACAACCTCGGCGGCAACCACTGCGGCCCTGGCGGCTGCGGAAACCGTGGCGGCGCACAACGCTGATCCCATCGCGTCTTCGTACGCAGAGGCTACGGTCTCGGGTGACGACGTGGTCCTCACCGCGTGGTTCGCTGGCGCCGACAGCCAGTTCCAGCTGACTTCGCTGGTCTTGGGTACCCAGGCGACTACTGCCACTGGTGCAGATCCGACGGCCATTCCGTTCGGTCGCGCGGTCATCTTCACCGACGCTCCGTCCCCAGGTGGCGCGCTCTCCGCGTCCCAGGCAACGTCGATCTCTGACGAGTTCTGCGCACTTCCAAGTGTGGCTAGTCCCCTCAACTACGCGTGGACCCTGGGCGGCTACACCGGTAACGAAGTCATCGTCGTGACCGTGGACTTTGGCGAGAAGTCGTACGTCTTCCAGAACGACGCGGACACCGCTGACTTGGAAACCGCACTGGACGAGATTTCCGCCCGAATCGACTCGGTTTCGGGGCTCACTGCGACGAACACCGCCACAGTCCTGTCCATCTCTACGGACGAAGACGGCGCGTACCTCAAGACGCAGGTTGCAGCCCTGGACGCGGACGCAACGTCGCTGACCGTTGCGGAAACTTCCGCTAACGACTTCCTGCACTACGGCAACACCCTCCTGGGTGTCTCGATCTACACGCAGGACACTGACAACGACGCTTTGGGAGTCGCAACCACGGAATACCGTGCTGGCGAGGGCGTGAAGATCGTTTCTCGTGGCTCGGTGTACGTTGCACAGACGACATCAGTACAGCGTGGCAACCGGGTTTGGATCGATGAGGATGGCGTGTTCTACACTGCCGCAGCCTCCGGTCGTACCCAGATTCCTCTCTCTCGGGCCATGTACCGCGGCCCGGCGAACAACGGCCTGGGGATCATCGACCTCCTGTAGTCCGCAGCCTTTAGCCTTAGCCTTTTCAGGGACAAAACTCAATGAGTCAAATTGTACTAGCCAACGCTGATGACTTTCCGCAGGGTGCAGAGATGCACATTCGGCGGGCTCTGCGTACTGCTCTACGCGAAGCTGGTGGCCGGATGGACTCCGTTACCGCGAAGGCATTCAATGCCGCCGTGGACCGTCGGATGGACTCGGACATCGCTTCGATCCGCCGTGACGCTACTGGGACTGCCGGTGGTGGACTCGCAGGTGGGGCTTTGCGCCACATCTACAACGAGGTCCTGACCGAAGACCACCCGATGCCGAACGCGCTCAAGTTGTTCCCTGTGGACTCCAGTGTTCCTCTCGGAACCAAGGTTCACGAGGTCTGGCGCTTCTTCACTGCCGGTGACGCGAAGGTGTGGCGCGGTGCGAACTCCGAGATCCCCGTTGCCAGCATGTCGCAGGCCAGCGAGCAGTTCAATGTTCGCTACTACGTCACCAAGATTCTGTGGGACGTCTTCGAGGAGATCGCCGATGGTCTCGCGAACATGGACCGACTGCGGATCCTGGCAGAGATTGCTCGGGACACGCTGGAGGCCTTCGCCAACCAGAAGATCTGGTACGGTGACGACGCCAACGGCATCTACGGCATCCTGAACTACCCGTACATCACCCGCTTCACGCTGAACGGACCCAGCTCGTTGGGCTGGAGCCTGGAAGAGGACTTCTCTTCGGTCGACACGACCGCGTACGTGAAGGAGTTGGTTCGGTTCGTGACTACGGCGCCGCTGGAGTCCAGTCAGACCTTCCGCTTCGACCGGCTGGTCATGAGCGAGAAGATGTCCGTGTTCCTCAAGGGCCAGCTGGTCCAGATCCCGTCTTCGCTGATTCCGATGACTCTGATGGACCTGTTCCTCAAGAGCCAGTCGGTGATCACCAGCGAGAGCCAGATCGAGACTGCCTGGGAGCTTGACGACTGCTTCGGCACAGGTGTATCCGGCATCGTCGGGTACAAGAAGGACCGCAACACCATCGCCAACGTCATGCCTGGCGGATCGATCCTGGCCTTCCCGGTCACGAACGACGGCTTCGCCAAGTACCAGCCCCTGGCGATGGCTCACGGTGGTATCGTTTGCCGCAAGATCGGTAACGTCGCCATCGGGATGGTCCAGACAGATCCTAGCTAATACCTAGGATAGTGTCGCCGGTGCTTGGGGTGGGTATCCGGCGATACTCCACCCCCCCACACCCTTTAAGGACTTCCAATGAGCACCACCAAGCCGACTATTCCGGCCAACGCCAACATCACCGTGTCCAACACGACGAAGCACGACATCGAGCTGCCGTACGTGGAGGGCATGCCCAAGGAACACAAGAAGCGCCTTTTGGCGTCCAAGTTGGACGAAGGTGTGGCCGGGCGTAAGACCCGCATTGTGGTCAAGGGTGGCGTTCTCGCGCGGCTGCTCGACAACCGCGTGTTCAAGGCCATGTTGGATCGAGGAGAAATCCACGCCGGCCGAGGCCTGTTCTAGGAGTGTAGATGGCAGATAGTGCGCTAATCCAAGCGAGAGCCACCGCACTGGATGCGACTCTGGCTGCAGATTCGCGCCTCTCTCTCTTCACGACCATGGCGATCACGACGCACACCAAGGCGGCGTTTTCGGCTGTGTACATCGACGCGATGGCCTGTTGGGTCCTTCATCGATTGATCATGGCCCAGCGTGAGGCTGGTGGCGTTGTGGGGCCGGCGGGTCCGATTCAGTCCCAGCGTACCGGGGACATTTCCGTATCCTACCAGGGTGTGGGGATGTCTGGTGTGCCTGGGGAGGACTACGTCCAGACCTCCTGGGGCCGCATGTACCTGGTGTACAGAAAGGCCCGCCCCACCGCACACGCGGGGGTGATTAGTGCTTCGGACTAAGGTAGGGCTCACAAAGAAAGGCGCTTCCTTCCTCGACATCGCCACTGCCGTGGGGGGTGGGGACGGAGACCTGTTTGTGGGACTGCCGAACATCCCAGCCAACCGTCCAAGCGGAGGCAATGCGCCCAGCTTGCCCCAGGTGGCCTTCTGGAATGAGTTTGGGACGAAAGACATCCCCCAGCGGCCGGCTATTCGAATGGCCATGGCCACCAACCGGGACGCGATCCGCCGGTCGCTCATTGCGCGGGCCTCCTACAATAAGCGCAAAAAGGACCCGGGGCTGGGAGTGTTGATGGGGCGGCTAGGTGCCAAGATCGTCGAGCAAATCAAGCGCTCGATCGGTGCCTGGCGAACACCCGCGAATGCGGAAAGTACCATCGCAAAGAAGGGATTCAACAACCCCCTGGTACATACTGGGCTGATGTCGAATTCTTGGCAGTGGTGGTGGGTACCTAGAAAGAGCCCTGGGTCCAAGAAGGCGCGAGATCTCGACAAGAACTGGGACATTTAATGGCAACGCCGATCCTCTTCAACACAACCATGACCCTGACTCGTCGAACGCTGACGGTGTCTCGTGGTCGTGTGACTGGCGTTGCTACTGTGGATACGACTGGGATCAAGGCCTCTGTCCAGGTTGATGAGCGAGGTAGAAACACCAAAACGGACACTGCGGGACACCGACAGCGAGATTCCGTAAAGGCCTTTGTGCAGACGGGCACGGGCGCGCGAGGTGCAGACCAGTTCGGTGAGGACGCCGCTGATCATGTCGCCTTCAGTTCTTTGCCGGGCGAGGTGTATCGAGTAATGTCCGTCAAGGAGTACACTTCCGACCTGGCGGGATCGGTTACAATGCCTCACGAACTGTTGCGCTGTCGGCGAATCGACGAGGGCGACAAGGAGACTCCGTAGTGGGAATGAGGCAGGACCAAATGGACGCAGTGCGCAAGTGGCTTGAGACCACTGTGGACACGGGGGACTACCCGGCGTTCGACCCAGACAATCGGGTATTGGACGAGCCCTTCCGTGGTCCGCGCCCCAGCGGTCCGTACATTTCGATCCGCATGCTGACGTTCAACCGAATGCGGTCGTCCACGGGGGACCCTGGCTGGACGCACGATACCCCAAATGCCACGGTGGAGAGCATCCTTCGCGTCCAGTGCTACGGAGAAGAGGCTTGGGACTGGTTGGATCAGGCCCTGGCCCTGATTGGACACTACGACGTAGATCAGGTTCTGGTGGCCACGGAGGACAAGGGCTACCAGATTGAGCCCGCCAGCAGTGGGGAAATCAACGACCTATCCATGATGTTGGATATGGACCAAGAAATCCGAGGCTTCGTCGAAGTTCTCGTGAGTTGCCGTAGGGTGATCGACCGGGTTATCCCAGAGGTGACAGATGTCACGGTCGACGACTACGACATTACCGGCTCCGGGGATCCTCTCGAAAGCCAAATCAGCGTATCCTTGGAGTAAGACTTGGCAGACCTACTGTTCAGCCACGCAGACAACTTCGACATTACCGTGTTCCTGTCGGCCCAGCCGGCTCCGGTTACGTCATTCAACACCATCCTGTTTGTGGATACCCTGGCGAACTCAACGCTGACTGGCTTTGACAACGAAGTTGCGTTTGGGTCCAACGGCTCGAAGTACGTACAGATCGCAACTGCGGCGGAGATGACCGCAGCGAACGACGCTTCCGCTGGGTCCATTAGCGCAGCGGCGATTGTGGATGTCACAGGCGCACTCACCCACTCGAAGTCCCCGAGCAGCGTTTACCTGTTGGCCGTGGACATTGTGGGCGGGGACGCCTACACTACGATCTTCGCCACCCTGGACGACGCGCTTAGCGACTACTACGCGGTCATTCCCGTAAGTCACGCGCTGCAAGACATTGCGGACGTATCCACTGGCGTTATTGCGTCGATGGCGGCGGCTCGGAAGCGAATCATTGTTGGACAGAGCGACGACGCGAACAGTTACGCGGTGGCGGCTACGTGGGACGCGGACCCGGTTGGCGCTCTGGCGGAGACCACCAAGGACCGCATCTACCAGTGCTTCCACGTGGATGCACAGCCTTGCGCGGCGGGTGTGGCTAGTTGGGCGCTTTCGTGGAACCCGGATCAGTATTCTCCGCCCTGGACCTTCCCGGTTCCGAGTATTGCCAAGTTGTCGCTCCCATCGGGTACGACCACGACCACGTTCAAGACCAACTTGGACGACAACGACATCAACCACCCGCTGCCCCTGGCCGGTACCGACGTGTACATCGACCCGGGTAAGTCCCAGTCGGGTCGCCCGTTCTACGTGATCATCACCGCGGACTGGTTCGAGGCTCGGTTGAACGCGGCGCTGCAGACCTTGAAGGTTCTGTATGCGAGCATGGGTCAGAAGTTGCCGATGAACACCATTGGCCAGCAGCTGGTCCTCAACGAGATCGAAGCTCTCTACGAGCGAGGCGTTGCCGCAGGACACTTCTTGTCTCGTGACGAAGCCGCCGCACAGGGCGTAGACGTCGTGATTCGTGCGGAGACGATCACGGACGACGACAAGTCCAATCAGGAACTCCGCTTCACCGTCATCATTCCGGTTCTTCTGGATGCTCGCATCCTGACTTTGGACGTAACCATTCAGCAGTAGTAGGATTTGATTCATGCCAACACCAAAGGCAGCGGCACGCTCGTACTCTTTCGCGCAAGTAGTTTGCGTGGTGAACGGTGTCACGCTCTCTGACTACGGGTCGGACGGAGGCATTTCGTTTGAGCCACAGAGCGACGAAGTGGAGTCCCAGCTGTCTGCGGATGGCTTGGTCAACTACTCGGCGAACCACGACCGGCGGATGCGGGCTACCATCACCGTGATGGCGCATTCGTTTGCGGCGCAGTACCTGGATGCCCGCTACCGCGCACAGAAGCGCAACCTTGAGTCCGACGGGTCCTTGGGTGGCGAAACCTTCTTCTTCTTCAACCCGGCGACGGGCGAGAAGATCGCCTCCGGAAACCTCGTGTTCGTGACAATTCCCAGCTACTCTGTGGAGAAGTCCGAGGGTGAGCGAGACTTCGTGGTTGAGTTGCCGTACGGTCGTGACGGTGAGCAGCCGGGCACACTGGGAGTACCGCCGGTACGCATCTAGACATCTAGCCTGATAGGATCCACCCCATGGACATTCTAGACTTTCAACTCACGGACAGCCGTGGTAATACCCACGAATACGTCATGCGCCAGCACCCGGCAGCCGCCGGATTGGAGTTGGTGGACGCGCTGATCGCTGCAGGCCTCGGCGCTATTGTCGAACTCTTGTTCAAGTCGATCGAGATCCCCGACAACTTCGACGAGTTGACCGACGTGCAGAAGGCGGACATTACCGCGGCCATTTCCAAGGGGATGGATCGAGAAGTGCTGGTTGGCCAGGCCCTGGACGGACTCCGTCGGGCGGGTGGTTTGAGTCGCCTTGCGCCGCTCCTGCTGAAGTACACCCACCGAGACGGCGAGCCGCTGGGCAAGGACGTCAACTTCGCGTCTGCCTACCAGGGCAACTACGGGGAGATGATCGCCGCCGCCAAGAAGTCGATTGAGCACAACGGTTTTTTCGATGTATTCTCTATGTCGTTCGCCTAGCCAAGCGCCAAGAGACGACAGAGGGCAACTACACACGAATGACCGATATTCGGCGCACGTTCATGTGGGTAGCCCCGCCCATGTGGAAGATGCGCCTGGTGATGCACCCATCCCTGCAAATGAGTATGCGGGACCTTCGGGATATCACCCTTCGTGAGGTAGTAGAACTTCACGTTATGTTGGATCTGGCGGATGAGATGTCCGCAGAGCATTCCGTGGATGCTGAAAGACAGGCCCGGATGAGGAGAATGTAGTTGCCGCTGCCCTTTGCCGCAGGTGCCGTAGGTGGTGCCACCCAGACCATCATGGCAATGGTGCGTTTCCGCTCCAATGGCGGGGCAGTTCTGGGGGGACTGCTTCGCTGGCTAGTCAGCCTTCGAAGTCAGTTCCTTACTCTTGGCGTTACTACGATCTTCTTGGACCGCTTGGTCCAGTCTCTAACTCGCAGTTGGAAGCTACTCACCGAAACCTTGGGCGCGGGGAGGGTGGCGAGAACTGCCATGGAGATTCGAAGAATGTCCGAGTTCACGGGCATTGGAGTAGAGCGACTACAGGCCTTCTCCGTGGCCGCTCAAAACCTGGGCATGGACCTGAACGACGTCTCGGACCTGTTCCAGACGCTAACCGAGCGGATCGACGACCTTCGAAACCCCGACGAGAAGGGGATTATTGAGGACTTCGCCCACTTTGGTTTGACTGCCCGGGACTTCGCGGGCACCAAGGGGTCTTTGGAGCAGTTCGCGGTATTCGCGGAGGCCTTGTCCAAGCTGCCGGACGAGAAGCGGATGGCCGCTGCTGAGAAGCTGTTGGGTGGGGACAACGCACGCAAGAACTCGTTCTTCCTGGCGGGCGGCGCGGCGTCGATCCAGGCGGCCATGCAGGCGGCTATTGACTCCGGCGCGGTCATGTCCAAGCAACAGGTGCAGCAGGCCTCAAGGTTCCGTCAAAGCCAGGAACGATTGCTCCAGGTGATGACCGGGCTGCAGAACAACGTGGCCCTGATTTTCATCCCCGCACTGCGCTTCTTGGCGGAGATGTTCACGGTCATTGCGAAGCGGGTGTCTCGTTTGGTCCGTGGACAGATTGTCCGCTGGAGCCAGATGCTGCTACTGCAGATCGTCAAGATTGGCCAGGGTATCATGGGCATCGTGAACATGATCGACCAACAGATTATGCCGTTCGAAGAGTTCATTGCCCGCCTTACCCAGGGGTTCTTGGGACTGTCTGCGGCAATGTCCTTCATCGTTGTCGGGCCATTCGTGGCGAAGCTGGCCGGGTTGCTCGGTTTGCTAATCTTCATGGCGAAGGTGGTTGAGGACATTTTTGTGTTCATGCGAGGTGGACAGAGCCTGATCGAGAAATTGCTCCAGGATAGCGAGCTAGTCAAGCAGGTTTGGCATGACTCCCAGGGCGTCTTCCTTGCGTTGATTCTACTGCTGGAACAGGCAAAGGCCCTCTTCCTTGAGGTACTAAGCTCCCGACTGTTCTGGGAGGCCTTGCAGAAAATCATGGAACTTTTGGGTGGGGCACTTGTCCTAATGGCAGGGTTGATTGCCATCACCCGCGTACTCTGGTCTTGGACGGACTCTTTGCTGGAGCGCTGGATCGCCTTCAAGATGGTGCTGTTCACGATTGCTAGGTTGTTCGAGACAATCGCGCGGATCATGTTGGGCAAGGGCTCGTTGCTCGACCTCCAGAAGTTGGATACGCTGGGGAACACGGCTATTCCGAAGTCCTTGCGCACGATCTTTAGCCCAGAGGGACTGGTGCCCGGGGGAACTTCCCAGAGTTTTCGGGACTACGCGGGGCCTTCCCTACAGCGCCTGTTCGCCGCCCCTCCGGGCCAGCAAACGACCCAAAATGCTACATTCAACCTGAACGTCGCCAATGGGGACCCTGCGCAGCTGGCGAACCTAGCCTTCCTGGGTCCGGGCGTGTTGGCGAATATGTTGGAGGGTAACTAGTGGCACTGTCGCCATTCGATCGGTTCGTGGTAGTCACGAAGGATGACCCCGCAGGAGAGGAGTTGATGCTCTTCTTCGACGGAGTGGTGCGTGAGCAGATCGGCATGCCTGTGCAGTCCCCAGACCACCCTCTGGATACCGGGCGCTTCATTCAAGATCACACCATCCACCGACCGGAGACATTGGACGCAGACTTCATTGTGACGGAGAGCCCGCTGATTTCCCAGGCGAAGCCGTCGTTCGTAGATGCTGGATCTTGGCGAGACTACGCGCCCCGCACTGCCTCCGGTCCGAAGCGCCCGGCAGAGGTAGTGGAGATGCTGCGACAGCTGAAGGGTCGCCTGCTGACGATCTACAGCCCCCGACACGGCGTACTCGACGACTACCAAATTATGTCCGTAATGGCGCGTGTGGGTGGTCCACGGCGGCGTGAAGACCTGTCCGTATCGTTCAAGGAGGCGCTGTTCGCCCGATCAGAGACCATTCTGGTGCCGGCCGTGGAACGGGCCAACAAGATGCAGGAAGGGCAGGGAGAGGCGGAACTGGACCTCGACACAGCGGAATCTAGCAACCTTGGGGACAAGTCTATGTTGCTGACCGAAGCAGAGAACGCGGGATCTCTCCAGGCCCTGTCGAACTCCACGTACGATTTTGCTACTGGACTGGCCCCAGCGGCCGTTGGTGGAGTGGGTGGATTCTAATGCCAGCACCTGTAGTATTCCCAAACAACCGACTGAATTACCTCGCCGGTTTGGACATTGAGGATGATCGCTACCAGTTCGAGATGGACTGGAACTACCGTACCAATTCGTGGCACGCGAGCATTACCCGTGTGTCCGACAATGCGCTGCTGGTGGCCTACCGGCGAGTGAGTCCTGGCGCCTTGCTTCTGGACGTACCAGAGGGACAGTTCTGGGTTGGTGGGTCTGACTCCTACGGATCGGACGCTTTCGCGACGGGCGACTTGCGCATCCTGTACTGGACGCGGGCGGAGTTGGATGCAGCCGAGGCCGCTATTGACGCAGATCCTGTTCCGACCATTGTGGAGTAGGTATGTCGATTCTCAACAACCGTAAAATCGAAGTAGTTGTAGGAAAGCAGGGTGAGGAAGGCTACGCGATCCGCAACCACCGGATTGACTTCAACGTCAGCTACACAGGAGACGCGGGGGAGCCACCCAAGGGCCGAATCACAATCCACCAGCCCCCAGAGCGCCTGGCTGGGTTGCTCAAGCGAGATGGCGCCAACTTCATCAGTTTGTCCGCTGGCTACGGGGACAACGCCTCGGTCATTTTCGCCGGACGACCGGTTCGGAGCGGCGTGCGGCTGTCTCGTACAAGCGCCAACTGGGAGTTGGTGGTGGAGGCCCTGTCTGGCGGGGAGCGCTACCGTAACGCCCGCACCCAGACATCGGTGGGCGGTTCTACGAACTTCGAGGGGTTCGTTCGGGAGGCCATCCGTAACGCCGATCTGCAGGTGGGTGTACTGGACCTGGAGCAAGCTCCCAACACACTTCCGCGGGTGGTATTCGAGGGCGGATCGTTCCGTATTCTGGAGCGCCTGGCGGGCATGGCTCGGTGTGAGCTAGTGTTTGATGGCGCGAAGGTGCACTTCCTGCAGGCCGGCGTTGGGCTCACCGAGGGCACCGAGGCCATCGCGTCGTTCTCTTCGCGCATGGGCACCCTCATTGGCCAGCCGACGGAAACGGACAAGGGGCTGTCGGTTCGCGTACTGCTAGACCCACGCATCCGTGTGGGCAAGCGTGTGCAGGTCGAATACTACGATCCCTTCGTGTTGAAGTACGTGTCCTCAACCCAGGTGGTTCGGAGCGTTACCTTTCGTGGATCAAACTACGGGAACGACTACTACGCGGACATTATCGGGTACACACCCACCAAGGCCGCCAAGGACGAGCCCACCAACGACGCAGAACAGCGCGTACTCATGAAGGGCGCGAACATTACAGGCGCCAAGTCTGGCAACCTGGATGTCAGCCCTACGGACCTCCCGCCGAGATAGGATGAGTCATGGCATCTGACGTACTACGTACCGGTCCTGGGTTCGACCTGGACCCGCAAGACACCCTACGGGACGACAACGTCTCCACGAAGCTCGCGCAGCAGCACGCTACGGACCTGTTGAACTTGCAGCGTGGGGAGTACCCATTGGACATTCGCTTTGGGATCGACTGGTTGGGATTGCTTCAGCAGAAGCGCGTGGACCCGGACGTGGTGGCGGAGGACATCCGCAAGTTGCTGGATGGGATTCCGTCGATTTCAGGCCTGTCGCTATCCGGAACGAAGGACGGCCAGGTACTGACCTTGTCCGGAACCGGGCAATTCCAGGAGATTAGAGCCACCGCCGAGGTGTTGGTTGGGCTGTCCGCGACGAAGGTTGGCCAGAACGGTGCCGCTCGCTTCTTCTGGCGAATCATTCAGTAGGCCGAACCTTCCCGCGACAGGCTTTCTTGCTGGCCTTCTTCTTTTTGTCGGTGTGTCGACCGGCCTTCTGGGACCGGTTCATCATGTTCACCACGACCATGTTTCGATGCTTGGGTTTCATGTCAGTTCCTACTTGATGTTGGACTTTGTGGCCCGCTTGCGCGGTGCCGGGGCGATTCGGCCGCCCCGTTGCCGTTAGAGCGCGCGGACAGCGACGATGAACACCCGGCGCAATACCTGCGGCTTGTCAGTGCGTCCGATGTTTGCTTTACGTTGGTGTACATGTTCCCTCCGATGTCTATAAAGTAACCCCCCTAACCGCACCGTCAAGGCGACAGCCTACGATAGTGCGGGGATCATCGGACCACGCACCACGGGGACATGAGCGACTCCGTGGCCTTCGCCGCGCACCACACGCAGCGGCGGAGGCGGCGCCCGTTCTCGGC